CCTTGTCCCACAGATCGACCGAGAGGCCCCAGGCGAGCCAGGGCAAATGGCTGCTGGGGATCTGATGCGGTTGTACTAGCTGGCGCAACCCGATCGGCAGATCGGCAATGCGTGCGCCAGTGAGATCAGCCGCCTCCTCGAAGGCCGTGCGGTTATCCGGCAGCAGGGTTTCGCGGGTCATGGGCAGGGATCCTATTCATCGCGGAGCGTGGCGACCGTCACGGTGATGGCGTCGATCGCGTAAACCTCGGTCGGCCCGAGGACGAGGTCCTGTGCCGGTGAGACGAGGTCCACCGAATGCACACCTTCAACATGCAACTTCGAGAAGATCGCCGAGCGGCGCAGGTTCATGCCCAGCATCCGGTTGGTTTCCACCCAGTCAGATAAGGCTGACACGGCGCGATCGCGCACGACATTGCCGTCTGGCCCGGGATAGAGGGTAAGTTTGGCCGTGATGTCCGCGCGACGCACCCGTGGCCCCAAGACCTCGACCATGTCGGTCAGCGGGCGCACGTCATTGTCGATGAGCGACAGGCGCACCGCTTCACGCTCCGCAAGGCTGGGAACAGGATCAGGTCCCGCCCGCAGGATGGTGACACGCACCCGGCCGGGCGTCGTCATGATCGCCGTGGCATCGCGTGCCCAAGGGGCCGCGGTGAGCGCATGATAGACATACGCCCCTTCAGGTCCGGCCACGGAGAACGCCTCGGGGGCCAGCTGCACGCGGCGGCGCAGGCGATCATCGTCTTCCGCGACCAGCACGCCCGTTGTGTCCTCGACCTGCATCCGCTGCGTGGCGAACAATGCGGCCAGATGATCGAGGTTGCCGCCATAGGCGGAGGCCAGCAAAACCGAACGGGCCGCATCATTGATCCGCGCGCGCAGGAGCATTTCGCGATAGGCAAAGGCCTCGATCAGCTTGCGCGCGGGCTCACTTTCGAGATCAATGACGCCTGCGATGGCCGGAAACCGAGCGACCAGATCATCGCGCATTTCGGTGACGATCGCCTCGTAGTCCAGCGTCTCGATCACGTCGGGCGGCGTCAGACCGGAGAGGTTGATGGCGGTGAAACGGCTCATGTTTGACCCTCGCGCTCCTCGATCAGCACCCCATCCGGGTTGGCATAGGCATTGATGCGGCGCGCGCCTTCGACCGTGAAGTCACCATAGGTGGCCCGTGGCCGGTACTCGCCCTCGAGGAAGAAATGCAGCCGTCCGTCGCGGGTCACTTCGACAATCTGAATACGGGTCACACGGTAGCGCGGCTCAAACTGCTCGATCGCAGAGGTGACCGCCGCAAACCACGGTGTGACCTCATTGGGCGTGATAGTGCGCCCCAGGAGGTTCGGGACAAACGATCCATACCATTCGCGCATGATACGGGCGCCAAACCGCGTGGTGAAGATGTCCTGCAGGCTCTGGGCCACGTGTGGCCAGCCCTCAATCACACCGCCCGTTAAGGCGTTCAGGCCGACGGATGGGTTCGTGCTGCGCGTGGCCACCGGTTAGCCCGCATCATCAGCAGTGGCATGATCCGCACCAAGATCAGGTTCGATGCGCGATGGTTTCTTGGACTTGCTTACCTTGGCCGCGGGCGTTTCTGCCAGCGCTTCATCTGTCTCTGGTTCGGCCGTCACCTGCGGCACATCGAGCCGACGCAGCGTGCCGAGGCGCAGCTCATGCTCCGCCTGCTTGGCAGTCAAGGTCAGGACTGTCCCGACCCCGGTGTTGTTCTGCCCGGCGACGAAGCGCCCGGCCTTCTCGGTGATAGCGTAACGCGGCATTAATCTTTCCCTTCGGTTCAGTTGGCGGGAACGCCGGTCGTGGACGGCCCTGTGCGGACCCCGCCATGAATGTGGGTGGAGCCGATATTCTTCCCATCGTGCGTGACCGTGCCGCCGGTGATCTCCACGCCAGCGCGAGAGATCCTGAAGGTCACGTCGCCAACCGTGATCTGCGCCTGTGCGCTGGTGAGCTCAAAGGTCAGCCCGCCGACTTCGCTGCGAACGAGATCGTCTGCCAGCGTCATGATCACGTTACCGTAGGTCATGACGTTCTGATCTGCCGCTTCCGACGGGCTCGGGTTGCTGGCGTGGTGGGTGAGTGGCACCGCCACGGCCTGCTGGAAGTCGCCGGTGGGCGACATGGCCGTCAGCTGCTGGCCGACGGTCGGCGGCGTGTGAACCTTTAAGGCTCCAGAAAACTGCGCGTAGGGCACCCACGGGGAAAGGAACTGCCCGTCCCGGCCATGTGCCGGGCCAAAATCCAGCCGGACCCGTTGCCGGGCAGGATCGACCTCCGCCACCGTGCCATGCCGCATTACGCCTGCGACACGGCGCTCCAAATCGGTCACACGCGCAACAAGCTCGACGATTTCGCGGATCGCCATGCCTATGACCCTTGCGGCTCGAAGACGACTGTCTGGTCAAAATCCAGAAACGTGATGTCCGCGAGCGGTTGTGGGTCCGCATCGAGGTCTGCGACCGGCCCAATGCCGATCTGGTTTGCCACCTCCAGCGGGACACCAAGGGTTTCCGCAGCCCGGCGCCAATCGGCGAGCGGTGTTCCATCCATCTCCGCGCGCAGCAGGCTTGCGATATTGGCCAGTATTGGATCGGCTTCCATCAGAACGAGCACGTCGCCCCAAGCGCTGTTTGGCGCGATCGTGCCACCGGTCACTGGCGTGTCCACCAGATCGCAGGTCAGCACCAGCTGCCGCGCAGCAAAGCGCACGCCGTTTTCGGCCGATGCCCCGCGCCGGGAAAGGCTGCGCGTGATCCGGGGGACCAGTTTCATCCAGGCGCGCGACCAGGCGGTATCATCGCGGGTCAGGGCGCGGACCACCTGATGCTCCATGATGTCGAGCGTCAGCTCCATCCCTTCGTCCGTGTGCGGAATGGCAATACTGATCTGACCGCCGTTCCCATCAGACGCTGGCACTTCGACGCGGGATGCGATGGCAATCTCGATCACGAGATCACAGCGATGCGGGCCGCTGTTGAGGTCCCTGCCGGTGACGTCCAGCGCATGTTCATCCGTGGTCAGCACCAGAAGCGGCTGGCGGGTTTCGGCAATGGTCTGGTCGATCGGGTCCACCGCGCTGTCGAAGACCCGCGCGCCCGCCAAGGTGCGATCCCGCAGCGCGCGGGCAGCAGCAAGTCGCATGACAAGACGGGTCAGGCTCATGGGACGTCGTCCTCCCGGACCAGAATGAGGTTGAGATCGCCCATATCCGTGTGATGGACGGCACTGATTGCATAGACCGGACTCCCCACGCGGCTGATCAGCGTGATTGCATCGCCCTTGGCGGGGAGCGCCGTCAGCGCAGCGACCTGTGCCTTGGCGATCCAGAATTCGGCAGCGGTTGAGCCAAGCTTGGTTGTGCCCGACATCTGACCACCCCGTCCCTGACCCCGCAGGTCGTCTTGCACAGGGCCCGCCGAGAAAATACCGTGAACCGGGACCTCGGCGCGGTCCGGGGCCGCTGCGCGCTCAGCGTATTGGACCGAAACGCGCGGCCGGTGGACCGCGACCTCCGCGAAGGTGCCCTTGATCGCGCCCGAGAGGGCGGCGTCTAGATCGTCAAACATGGAAGCCACGGGCCCGGTCCTTTCGGCTCACGTCCGCTTGCCAGGGATCAGTACGCGCGGGCGGGTGCAGTATTGCAGGGCGTTCATCTGGAACTCGAGGTTCACACCCTTGCCGTTCTGCATTTCCCACTGCTTACCATAGAGGCGCTGGCCAGGCGTGTTGACCGTCTCGATGTAATCAGCCGAGGCATAAACCGTGCGGAACAGCCCGGGCACGCCCATGGGCACCAGATGGCACTTGTCGGTCTCAATGCCCACATTCTGACCGCCGCGGTAGTTCATCCAGGTGATGCCGCCGAACTCGAAAGCGCCGTAGATGCCGGAATTGCCCGAATTGATGTAGGCGTTGCGCAGTGAGGCGGCATCGGCATAGCCCTTATAGGTCTCGCGGACTTCCTTGTGGCCAATCAGGTCGTCAAAGAACGCGTCGCCACACAGCGCGATCACGCTCGTGTAGGGCAGACCGTCGAGAATGCCCGCCATTTGGCGGATGACACCAGCGCATTTCTTGCGCAGAGCCCCGTCGGTGGCACTCGCGTTGTCGAGATCAAAGTCGACCACGGCCTGCTGGTTTTCGCCAAATTCGGTGAAATAATCAAAGAGGACCGAGCCATCAGCGTCCAGAAGCTGGCCGGTCTTGAGGATGTTCAGCCGGTGGTATTCCTCGGTCAGTGCGAAGAACTGGCTGGCCTCGGCTGCGCGATCCGCGATCTTCTGCTGCAGCCGCTCGACGGCGACCTCCTGGCCGAAGGCGCGCACCTGCTGGACTTCATCGGCGTAGATCGCATCATCGACCTGGAAGTGCGGCACCTTGAGCATCCGCATGGCGCGTTTCGATTTGCCAAAGGTCTGGCCCGGGCCACCGCGGGGGCTGGCGGAGACCAGCATGCGATTTTGCTCCTTGTCCTTCTCGATCGCGATATCAAGCGTGTCGATGCTGGTGGTCTGGAACAGCCCCATCTGCCCGATGCGGGAGGGCGTGTATTTGATCTCACGAAGCGCATCCGTGAGGCGCATGACGCTGAAGGCGTCCTGACTGAAGATATTGAGGATCGACATGGGGTGTCCTTTTTGGGTCGGCGCGCCAGCGACTGGGCACGCGAGATCGGCCCGTGGCCCGAGGGCGCGCGGGGGATCAAATTTCAAATGTGTGAACGTCAGGGCGCGGCGTTAGCGCACCGCGAAAGTCCCGCGCACTCAGCGCACGATGATGCCGACACCCGCGAGATCAGCTTGAGCCGCAACCTTTTCGGCGGCCTGATCCCGGTCAGGATGATAGGTCAGGATCTTGCCGTTGACCTCGGCGTCCCGAGTGATGCCGGCAACCGCAACATCACTTGTGGTGGCATCACAGCCGTAGAGCGCAATGGCCACGGCGGTCTGGCTGCCATCCGCAGCCCCCACGGCACTG